ACCAGTCTCTTCTCCCGCCCCGTCAAGTTCATCAAGTAGCTCGGCGCTGAAACAGAAGAGGGGGTTTTCTCAGAAAGGATCCCGTCACGACGCCCCCATGAAGAAATCAAGAGATGACACGGGTCCAAAAGCCTGTGTCATGGCTCTAACAGCTCAATTGGTCGATACCCAGGCCAAGCTGGATGCGGCTTCTGATATCGTGGAGGAGGCGAAGAAAATTGAAAAGGAGATTGCTCAAGAGGAGAAGGAGATGGTCACAAAACGTGATGTGGGCGATTACATGGATGCCCACTTCCACTCCCCCGCTTTCTGCCTTGTGAACGACAACAACCAAGAACAGGTCCAGTGGGGTTGTTCGATCGTGGAGCGAGAACTTCAGACACCCGTTTTGGGGTTTTATGGGGTGTGCTCGTTTGTCATGGACTCCTTTGAGCTGGAGAACCCATTGTCCAGGACACCACAGGATCTTGAGTACCCGATTGCAAAGGACTCAGCGTATTACACAGTAAAGATGTCTGCCCATGTACATCATTACGGATACTTGCAGTACGTATTGGAGAGAGATGAACTTGATGATCACTTAATCTACTTTCCGCTCCAGACTTATATCTCCTGTGCCAAAAGGGGATTAGCCAACTCTGGCATGTTTGAACCCACTTTCCTGGCGGTTCAGAATGAGTTGAGCCGCTTCAGATACACCGCTTATGATCAGTATAAGTGGGGTATTGAAGACCGTCTGGCTTGCTACGCAATCACCACATACCTATTGTTGAATGGAACCACATACCACAACCCCACCATTGGTGAGTTGTACAACAATTTGTCTGGGCAGATCTTAAGTCGAACGCTAAACACCCTTTCTCAGTCATCTCCTTTGACCCCTGCCACATATTGCAGGGGCATGGAATCGCTGAGAACCCAAGTTGATGATCACTACGATTTCGCATCCACCCAGTTCAAAGTAGTTAGGGATAAGGTGATGGACCAATTCCAGAGTATGACCCTTGCCCCTGTGGAGGGTCTGGTACCTGTGCATATCGATCATTGCGACAGGCGCAATCTGGAGGGCGCTATGGCCAAAAGGATAGACAGAAAAGTGACAGTAACCCAATCTTTCTTAGATCAGGTTCAAGAGAATATGAAAACAGTCTTGCTGGAGTCTGCTTACAAATTCATTGCTACTGCTTTTACTGTCGCAGGATGTTTCACGGAGATTATGGAACATTCTGTGCCTGAGGTCAAGTGCTGTGGCGTGTTCATTTTGGACAGATATGAGCGCGCGAGGGACGGGTGTCGAGAATCATTAGAATGGTTAATGATGTTGTCAAGACGCACCCACGACATTGGTCAAGATGGGGATCTAATACCTCTCAAGAACCTTGACGTCCCAATCTTTGTGAAGCAAGAAAATTGCCCCGAGGCAGAAGCATCTGAGGAGAGCAGATTTATCGCGGCTATGAAACCTTCTCACAGAGCAATCAATGCACTGTTCACGTGTGTTCCCCTTAAGATAATGGAGATTATGGTCATGGACCACTCCATTAAGCATAAGCATCGCGTGGACGTGGCCCGTTTGTTGGAATCTGTTGAAGGCGGGGGCGCCCAAACAGATTACTCCGCTTTTGAAAATTCAGTCTCGACGCCTCTTCTCAGGATGGAGCAATCCATCTTTGAGTCCGTCAACGAACGCATCGATCCGATGATAGCACGCTTGTCACAGCCTATGTTCAAGTTCTTCCTTTCAGAGAAGATCTACGCGTGCAGTTTGTTTAAGAAGAAGGCGCGCGCCATGCGTATGTCCGGCACTCAGCAGACAAGTGTCGGAAATACTTTTCTTAACATGGTCATGACTGGTACTTTGCTTTCACAAACT